ATGGACTTGGTGGAAATGGATTTTGTGCAGATTTGGATGCTACAGATTTTCGATGTCCGGAAGGCGCAGGCGATGAAGTTAATGACATCGCGGTTGTACAGTTGCCAGCAAACAAAATTGGTGGTCTGAGGAAAAGTATTGTTGGGTGCTTGCCTCCTAACTAGAAGTTTTTTGAGAAAGCTTCTTCATATGAGACTGCATATTGCGTAGGTACTAGGAATCCAGACGATAAACCATATGTTTATATCCGAAGAGCACGATTATATTAGGGTCCCTCACATATGAAGGGAATTGGTCGTTTCTTTGAAGTAGATATATAAGGTAAAATTGGTCGGTGTGGCCTTCCTTTGTTTGTATGGGATTCTACTTAAAATCGCCATAAGCTGATTGGTATTCATGCAGCTGGGTCAATTGAACCATAGTGCAAGTCCATTTTGTGTGCATTGATAGATTAGGCAACGTTTGAACGGTTGCGATTAGCTCATCATGGAGGTTTTAGTGGTGAAAGTAAGAGTGTTAGTTATGTCAAATAAAGTGCACCTTTTATTCATGTAGGAAAATATCCTAAGCCTGTTGGGTCGGCTGGAGTGAGTAAGATTAGAAAGACTTCCCTTTATGGGGAGTGGTATACTCCAACTAAAGACATAGCGAAACTGAAACCTTTTTGGTCAGGTAGCGAGAGAATTGATCCATTTGTTCTGCATATGATGAAACGTGGTGATCTTGTATCACCTCCTCCTGCATGGTAAGTGGAATAGGCTTTGGAAGAAGTATTTGAATATATATTTTCCGCTATAGATCCAACAAAAGCAGAATATAAGAGATTATTGTCATTTTAGGAAGCTGTTTGTGGAATTGTCGGAGAGCCGGCTATGGGATCTTTAAATATGGTCAGTAGTCCTGGACTCCCGTGGTGCCAAAACAATAAGATTGGACATAGTAAGAAGGCGATATTTCCTGAAAAGAATGGTAAGTATAACATCAATACAGTTTTTGCACGTGAAGTGCAAGAAGCAGTTGATAGGTTAGTTGATGATTGTGCCGTTGGCATTCGATCTCCTCCTATACTTACAGGATCTTTGAAGGATGAGAAATTACCAATTGCTAAAGTCCGTGCGGGCAAGACGCGTGTTTACAATGCGTCACCTGTGCATGAGGTCATTGCTGATAAAATGTACAATTGTGGTTTCTGCCGAATGTTGTATGATTTTAAGATTTATAATGGAATTTGTATAGGTATCAATCCTTACAGTGGTGAGTGGCATCGTTTGGCAGTTTATTTGAATGCTTTTTAAAATTCAAAATTGATAATGTATGATGTTTCTGGATTTGATTTGCATTAGTTTGGTATAGTACATGAAATGATATCTGATAAAATATCTGATTGGTACTGTGGATCTGTCCGTGAGAGGTAGGTTCGCCGGATGCTTGGATTGATTTATTCAAGTTTTTATATGGTATATTTTGATGATATTTGGTACATTACTACTAGCATGCCAAGTGGTTGTTATTAGACTGCTGTTAGAAATTCCATATACAATTTATGGTCTGGAGTTTATGTATGGAATGAGTTTCATCATTGGGCTTCAAATGCTCCAAAGTATTTTGAACATGTCCGTCCCGCTGATTACGGGGATGATGGTGTCCATTGTATAGATGAATACGCACAAACTGTGTATGCTAATGATGAGTATCTTGTTAGTTTGTATGAAAAGCTAGGTTTAAAGTTGACCTCTCCAAAGAAAGATAGTTCACAAGTTTTTGTGACTGTCTCTTTGGAAGAAGCCTCGTTCCTGAAACGTGGTTTTAGATATGAACCTTTAGTTAATAGATACGTAGCCCCTCTTGATTTGGATACAGTTTTACAATTGCCTTATTTTACAAAGAAGGGTGATGATGGTTCTATTCTAGATGCCAACATTAGATTATGCTTGCAAGAGTTATCATTGCATGGTGAAGATGTGTGGAATGAGTGGTATCCTAGAATTCAGAAGAGTTGTTCAAAGATAGGTAAGTCTATATCAATGAGTTGGCGTAGTGCATTGCATTAGTGTTGTAATTTACAGCCTACTTATTATGAGACTACTGCTTTACCTCTTTCTGATGAGGAGGATATATGAGTGGAGTGAATTTACATATATAAAAATAAAAATACAAAAACAATATAAAATTTATAAAATCCAAAAACATAAAACACATTAGAAACCCGTCCGCAATGACGTTAAACTACGCGAGACCAATCTCGATAAAGGCTGCTCATTGCGAGACTTTCAAGTTATTTTCCGAAGTTAAGTATCTCCTTCGTAGGTTAGGCTTGAATTATACCAGAATGGTACCTCTGAGGACAAAAGGACCAAAAAGGAGTGCTGCTAGCAGATCGGGTCATTTGCTAGTTTTAAGAATAGACCACCTGATAAATCAATACATGATCCACTATAAGAGAGTGGATAAAAGAATGATGATGGAAGTGTTAAAGCCACTAATGTGAATGGTTCTACTACGTAGGATATTCAAGAAGGTGGTTCGGAAGAAGTGTCTGTTATTATGAAAAGAGATCTCAATTCATAATTGTTGAGTACGCTTGATACTGGTTATGCACAGGATATGGTACGCGAATTTTTAGCCAAACCTTTGGTTGTTAAACAAGGTGCTATATCTTCTGAGACTACTGGGACTTAATTAGCCGCTTTTAACCTACCCGAGGATGTTGTTTTCAGCAGCAACACAGTGCTGTTGAAGTTGGCAGGGTACTTAGGATTCCGCTATACTGCGGTTGTAACTATCTAAGTTAATGCCAACAAATTTCAGTAGGGAAGGTTGATTGGGGTGTTCGTCCCAGGAGCTACAGTGAGTTCTGCGCTAACCATTATTTAAGATTACTCACCATCATGGGCAATGAGAACACGAAACTTGAGTGCGTTGACATAGCTACCAAATGTCTAGTTAGATTATGCGTGTTAGACCGCCATGACTATGAAGATACCTTACATTCATCCGCGTTTAGCGTTTGATTTGAGTAATGGGTATGGACATCATGGAGCGTTTGGTTTGTTTGTTTATGCACCATTGTTATATGGCACAGGTACAACTACAGTAGATTATACTATTTGGGTATCTTTTGAAGATGTACAATTGTCTACTCCAACTTACAGTGCCTGGGTACAATAGAGTGCTCCAGGTGGTGCAGGAAAAGTCAGGTCGCGGAGGAATCCCGGAGAGACTGAATTAAATACAAATTTAGAAACAGGGATAATATCGCGTCCGTTGAGTATTTTAGGTAGAATGGCTTCTCTTGCTGGTGAGTTGCGAGTTCCTTTGATTTCAGATTTTGCATTTCGAGCCTCCCACTTTGCTGGACTTTTGTCCAAAGGTGCGGGAGCTATGGGATTGTCGAAACCTGTATCTTAGGAGACTCCTTGCCGCGCTACAGTTATGGCTAATTAGTATATGGCTTCATCTGATGGAGTCGATGCTTCACAGCCTTTGGCAATTAATGTAGGAAACAGTTTAACGCCATTACCAGGTTTCGCTGGAACTGACGTAGATGAGATGGATATTAGTTATATTTTAGCGAAACCATCTTATTTTACAGATTTTACTGTTACTACTGCTACTGCTGTAGGTGCCAGAGTATATACTACTTATCTTTCTCCTGAAATATTCATGGGAGGATTTGTAGATTGGGCGTCTGCTACAGGTCTTATTAGGACTTGTATTTAGGCGGCTCCTTTGGCGTATATGTCGCGCTTCTTTCAAATGTGGAGAGGATCTTTTGTTTTAACTATTAAAGCAGCTAAGACTTCTTTTCACTCTGGAAGATTAATGATAACATATGCGCCATGTGATGGCACACCGTTTGGAGTTCCTGGCGTTGCCAAATTGGATCTGGATAAAACGAATTATTGTTATCGAGAAATTATTGACCTCCGTGAAGGAAGCGAGTGGAGTTTTATACTCCCATATGCTTCCACTAGTCTTTGGAAAACTGTGTATCCAATTGCTGGTAGTGGACAAGGTGATTACTCGGGTTTTGTACAAATAAGTGTTTTAAATGCAGTTTAAGCACCTGACACTGTTGCGCAGAGTGTGTAATTCTTTTTAGAAATAAGTGGACACAAAGATTTTGAATTTGCTGTTCCTTGTTAAACAGATCCCGTGATCATGCCAACTATGGCTAAATATGCTGCGTAATCAGCACCTGAAGGGTGTGAGGTTGTTGTGACTTCAATGGGAAGTTCGTCACCTGCATCCAACACTTTAGCTCCTAATGAATATTGCATTGGAGAAAAAGTTGTGTCAATACGTTAATTGTTGAAAACGACAAGGGCGTGTGGTAGTTTTGGAGTTTTTCCAGATGTTGCAGGTTTACATTCTGGTCAATTGTTGAATCCTCATGCTATCATAGCGCCGCTAATATTGGGTTTAGGCCCTTCAACTTTAGAAACGGAATTGATGTGTGTTGATTACATTAGTTGCTTTGCCACAATGTATGGATTTAAGAGAGGAGGTGTAAGGTTAAAATTATTGCCCTAGGGTTTTACAAGGATAATTTAGACTACTCTTGTTAATAAGAATTCAAATGTTGTGGTTTCTAATGATGTTGGTGTAGGATTTACCAATCCAACTTATTAGTAGGCAATTACGGATAATAGTTCAGTAGAATTGTTAATCCCTGCATATTAGTAGTCATTCATGACTCCAGCTGCCCCTTTAAACATTTAAAATTCTGTTTTAGATGCGAAGCTTTTTAATACTCAATTTGTGAGGACTTATACTTCGCCTGGAACTGCAGAACCATATGATGTTTATCGTGGTGCAGCTGATGATTATGCGTTGGGGTACTTTTTAGGAGTACCTCCTTTCGTGTACACCTCAAACTGAGGTGTGCACACAACTAAGATGTCTCAGAGTATACTGGAATTTACCGGTTCAGAGTATGCATGTGCTGAGAATCTACCGCTAGGGTGCCGGTTTGATAAGCCCGACGCGGGGCCCCTTTTGGGAGAAGGGGTCACGGTCAGAAATGACCGGCCTCATAAAAAGGGCC